TGTGGGACAAGAGTTATTGGCTCTAACTGGGCTGCTACACCTGACCTTGTATCTGAAGATTCTTGGCTTGTTGATGGGCAACCTGCTTGGGATGCAGGTCAGAACGCTTGGTGGCAGACACCTTCTATTCCTTCTATTGTGAACGCTCTTGAAGCTGCTTACGCTAAGAAGGGTGAAAAGTCTGCAAAGAGCATTGAGTTCGCTAAACAGTTTGATGTTGATACTGTTTGGTCTAATGAGTGGCTACCGTTATGGAAGAAACTATTAGCGTGATACCAGTTTTAGGGTTTCTAACTTTAAAACGCTTTGACCTTGCTGACAGGCTTCTAGCGAGCATTGACTATCCAGTAGAAGACTTAGTTATTGTAGATAACTCTGGGAAGCAAGAGTATAAACCTGTGAAACCTGAATTGGTTAAGCGAATGTGGCTTATTCAAGTTCCGCATGGTCTTGGCTATGGTGGTGGGCTAAACCTGATTGTGAAGACTACTCCTTTTGCACCGTATTGGGTTTTGTTGAATGATGATAGTGTCCTTGCACCTGGTTCGTTAGAGAAGATTGCTACTGAAGCAGACCCTAATACCATCAACTTTTTGAGCATTATGCCTAAATGGTCTGGCTTTGTTTTGGGTGAAAAGGTTGTGAAGGATGTTGGCTTGTTTGATGAGCGTTTTCATCCAATCTATTTTGAAGATAACGACTATGAGCGCAGGATAATTCACGCTGGTTTTGAAGCTAAGTTTATTCACGCTAGTTTGGCTCACGATAATAGTTCTACTTTGGCTAGTGGTTTTCACAGCCAGAATGACACTACTTTTGGGCGTAACCATATGCTTTACATTAGAAAAGAAAATGAAGAAGATTTTAGTGAAGGTAATTGGTCTTTGCAGATTAGGCGGGATAATTCGTGGGAGTAGTTTATACAGGTGGCACTTTTGACTTGTTTCATGCAGGTCATGTAGCGTTTCTTAGGTCTTGTAAGCGTATTGCTGGCAAGGATGGGCGTGTGGTGGTGAGTTTGAATACTGATGAGTTTATTGCAGCTTATAAGGGTAAGCCACCTATCATGTCTTATTCTGAGCGTAAAGCGGTGTTGATGGCTTGCAGGTATGTGGATGCTGTTGTAGATAACATTGGTGGTGTTGATTCTAAGCCAGCGATTTTGAATGTTATCCCTGATTTTGTGGTTATTGGTGATGATTGGGCTAAGAAGGATTATTATGCTCAAATGCAGTTCACTCAGGAGTGGTTGGATGGGAATAAAATACAGCTTTGTTATGTTCCTTATACTGTGGGTGTGAGTTCTACCGATATCAAGGCTCGTATAGTAAATAACGCTAAAATTGGTTAGAAAGACTAGGAGTTATTGTGCCTGTTGTAAATGGTTACGCTGCTTTAAATGACCTTAAAACCGCACTTCGTATTCAAGATGGCGTAGATGATAGTTTGCTGGAGATTGCTCTGGAATCTGCTTCTCGCTTGATTGATGAATACACTATGCGTAATTTCTATAACGCTGGAACGGCTACTAGGGTTTTTGTGCCTAGTGATGATGATTGTGTCGCTATTGATGATGCTATTTCTATTTCATCTATCGCTGTTTCTACTTTGTTGAATAAGACTTTTGACCAGACTTGGACTACTGCTGAATACCAGTTAGAGCCTTTGAATAATGTTGTTGATGGTCTGTCTGGCTGGCCTTACACTCGTATTCGTGCTGTCGGTGTTTGGGAGTTCCCTTATGACGAAGATGATGAGATTGCTACAGTCCAGGTTACTGGTGTTTGGGGTTGGAGTGCTGTCCCTACGGCTGTAAAGCAAGCAACTATCATTCAGGCTATGCGTATCTTTAAACGTCTTGATTCGCCTTTGGGTGTCATTTCTAGCCCAGATACAGGCTATTTCAGGGTATCTACCCGCATTGACCCTGATGTAGCTATGTTGTTGAACTCTTATCGTAAGACAAGGCATTTAGGCTAATGGCTAGTCTTAGCGAGCTGCGTGAAGGTATTGCAGAGAACCTATCAACTATTGTTGGTTTGAGAGTTTCTAGCTTTGTGCCTGACAACCCTAATGCACCTATGGCTGTGGTTAGCCCACAAAACATTGAATACCACAAGTCTTTTGCTAATGGTTTCAATACCTATAACTTTGTTGTAGCAGTTTTTGTGGCGAGAGTTTCTGAGCGCACAGCTCAAAATAGTCTTGATGCTTATTGTGCTTCTACTGGTTCATCTAGTATAAAAAGTGCGATAGAATCAGATAGGACACTAGCAGGTCGTTGTTTTGATTTGGTAGTATCTGATATGAGTAACTACGGCTCAGTCATAATCGGTGATAACACATATCTAACAGCAGAGTTTACCTGTGCTGTTCAAGCAAATTAGGAGAACATACTGTGGCAGTTTATGCAGCAACAGACCACAAGATTACGGTAAACGGAACGAACTTATCATCAGTTCTCCAGAGCGTAAGCCTTGACCTTTCAGCAGATGAAATTGAAACAACCGCTTTTGGTAGTGGTTGGAGAACTCGTATCCCTGGTTTGAAGTCTGGGTCTGTAACCCTAAACTTCTACCAAGACTTCGGTGCTACTTCAACAGATGTAACACTTGCAGGTCTATTCAACGCTTCTGGAACAGCTGCTTATGCAACTGTTGTAGTGCTTCCAACATCTTCAGCCGTTTCAGCAACTAACCCTTCTTGGACTGCTGTATGTTTGGTTTCTCAGTATCAGCCATTCTCGGCTTCTGTCGGGGATATCGCCACACTTTCTGTAACTTGGCCTACAACTGGCACAGTTACTCGTGCAACTGCATAATAACTAAGGAAAACAATTGAAAATAAACCTACGCATTGAATTTGTTTCTGGCGAAGAAAAAGAAATTACTTGCTCGGCGGCTGACATAGTTAAGTTTGAATCTAAATTTGACTTGTCAGTTGCTGTGCTTGAATCTAATGTCAAACTAACTCATCTACTATTTTTAGCTTGGTCTTCTGAAGCTCGCAGTAAGTCAACTTCTAAAGAGTTTGATGTGTGGGTTGAAGATGTTGCTTCTATTAAGGCGAGTGAAACAGACCCAAAATAGTTGGGTTGGGCGATAGTTCTGCTCATTGGTATATCGCTTCTCTTGCAGTTGAAACAGGGATTAGTCCTAATGCTTTGCTGGAGTGTAGTGACCGTATGTTGTGGACTATGGGCAGGTATTTGATTTGGAAAAGCCAGCAACAATCTCGTTGATAGAATGTAAGAGATTGGTGGTGTTTTATGGCTGTTATGGTTCAAAAGGGTAATCGTGCTGGCTTGTATCTCACCGATTATCGTGACCTTATTGCTGAGTTGAATCGTGTTCAACCTACTCTTATAAAGCAGATGCAAAAAGATTTCAGAGTTATTGCTAAACCTGTGCAGACTGCTGTTAAGACTGCTATTCCTTCTACTCCGCCTACTTCTGGTATTCATAAGAAGCGACCACAAAGAACTGTGTCTGGTTTTTATCCTAGAGTTGTGCCTGGTCGTTTGACTTGGGGTGCTAACTCTCAGAACCGTAATAAACCTGTGAAGTCTGTGTTGATTGAGACCCCTAGCGCAGCTAAGGCTGCTAGGGCTATGCGTAGGGCTAAGGTTGGGGTTGCTTCTATTGCTCGTTTGCGTGTGGATAATGCTGCTGTTGTCATGGCTGATATGGCTGGTAAATCTGGGAAATATATTAATAAGCGAAGACAGACTAATGAGTATAAGTATTCTCGTAGTGCTTCTGGAACTAGAACACATAGAATCAATAATCAAGGTCGGGCTATGATTAGGGCTTTGGGTGGCAGGTCTTCCCGTTATGTTTGGCCAGCAGCTGAGAGAGCCGTTCCACAGACTTTTGCTAAATCTAATCAGAGTTTACAGAAGGCTTATACCGTTATTAACCGAAGGATGGCTGCCTGATGGCTGGTTCTATTTTTATTCCCCTAATTTCCGTTTTTGATGGTAAGGGTATTAGGGATGCTAAAACTGGTTTAGGTGCTATTACAGGTATTGTCAAGAATATGAAGGGTGCGGCTGTTGCTGCTGCTGCTTCTATGGCAACTATTGGTGCTATTGGTTTTGTTAAGGATGCGGTTACTTCTGCTCGTGACCTTGAAAGCGCATCAATTGGTTTATCAGGTGTATTTAAAGAGTTGACACCAGAATTTACACAATATACAAAAGATGTTGAAGCGATTGGTATGAGCCAACTTGATGCTTCAAGAGCCGTTACATTTCTTGGTTCTGCTTTAAAAGGTAATGGTTTAGAGCTAAAAGATGCTGCAGCAAAGACTAAAGATTTAGTTGGTTTAGGTGCTGACTTAGCGGCTACTTATGGTTATGATGTTTCAACAACTATTTTGGATTTGGCTAAAGTTTTTCGTGGTGAGTATGACCCTATTGAAAAATATGGTGTTGCTATTAAACAGGCTCAGGTTAATGCTTTATTAGCAGCTCGTGGTCAAAAGAATTTGACTGGTCAAGTATTAGCGGCAGCTCAGGCTCAGGCTCGTTATGATTTGATTTTAAATACTACAATCGATAGCCAAGGCAATTATGCCAAGATGCAAGACACTTTATATGTTAAACAACAAAATCTTGCAGCTAGTTTTGATAACCTAAAAGCACAGTTGGGTGCTTCTTTAACTGCGCCTTTAGCCGCTTTGTTAGGTGCTTTTCAACCACTTGTTG